CCTAACTTCTTTTTTGCCTTATTGGCAGAATCACTTGCCTTGGTTAAATTTTTGTCAACTTTAGTTCTTCGCTCGCCCTGTTGTTTGAGCATCTTTGAAACATTTTCATTCAAAGGAACGTCTGCTTCCGTGTAGACGTCATTGGGATTGCGAAGACCGGCCTTGGTAAACACGTTGGAACCTTTCTTACCGCCTTCCTTAACCATGTCACGACCAATAGAAATAAGCATATCATCGGTGTAACCGGAATCCTTGATTACATCATCATCAAGATTGTTGATTTGAGCCTCAATTTGATACTGATTCATCCCCTGGTCAACATAATCCATAACAGCCCTGACAGCAGCAGGGGTGCTAGGGTCGTTTGCAAACTGACCATACGTAGTGCTACTGTCACCAGCACCATAATAAGGGTCAAGTACACCAGCCAACGCAAGCAACACAGGGTCGCTGAGATTGTTGGAGATAGAGCTAACGTTTTTGTTTCCGCCCTTAGCAGCAGCCATGTACTGCATTAACATCTGAATAGCTTGTGGGTCCATTTATTTACCTGCTTTCATAGACTGAAGAATCATTTGCAAAACAGCATTACGGTCAGGAGACTGTTTGCCCATCAACCTAGCGCCAGTACCAAACAAATTTCCCTGTAGTTGAGCCATTAAATCAGAACGTTGCTGAGCAACGTCACTGATAGAACCAGCCTGATTAGCTCCGTAAATGTCCCGCATTACGTTAGCTTGATTTTGAAAAGCAGCAGCCTGCCCCTGATTCTGTGCATTAATACTTGCAGCAAACTGTTGCAGCGGGTCTTGAGAAACACCCTGGGATTGAAGAAGCTGAGACAGCTCGGGCGTTGTTTGTGTCTGCTGCGCTTTAAAGTCGGCAAACGGATTAGCCTGAGCCTGAAGTGTCTGTGTCAAAGCATCCATAGAAGTATTAATGTTTCCAGCTGCAGAGTTTCCTAAATTACGAAGTGTTGACATAAGTCGTGCATAAGGGTCTCCGCCTTTGCCGCCCCTGCCCCCAACTCTGGAATCAGAATTATAAGCGTCACCTTCTGCTTGGTTAATTTCATCTTCAGTAGGAGCGCCAAACTTTCCTGTTGCTCGACGTTCATTATAAATCGCACTAGCGGTGCGTGAGTCCGTAGTATCACCGGAAAAACCGTACCTACTTCGTTCGTCGTCCGTAAATGGGGCATAATCCACCTGAACCCATTTTTTCTTTTTTGAATCGTATGTCCAAACCTTAGCCATTTTAATCTCCTAATTTAAAAACGGCTTAAACGCCGATAACGTTGCAGCAGCGCTAGCAATGCTAGCCTGCTTCTGTGCTTCTAACTCTGCAATCTGCTGGTCATACTCCGCAGTGTTCTGCTTGCCCTCAAACTCTAAACGCTGCATCTCTTGGTCCTGCTCATCATTGATGTCGGCTAAATCCCGAAAGTTCTGCTGAGCAAAATCAGTTAAACCCTTCTGATAAATACCGGACTGAACGCCAGGGCCAGCCAAACCACGCTTAGTAAACGAACCAACCACCTTCGGTGCTTGCTTCTCATAGCCCTGTTGAAGGTCAAACTTCTTACGGGCACCACGTTGCTGAGACAGAAACTTGGCATACGTATTAGCAGCCTGCTTCGAGGCGTACCCCGAACCAGCTGCACGCTTCTTTTGATTGTACCCCATATAGTCGAAATCTGCCATATTAAACCTCTGTTTCGTCACCTGCATGAGACATGCGTTCAATCATTGCAGACACAAAAGCGGGGTCAACATTAACCCAGCTCTTAGGACGGCCAATAATAGGTGGGTCAGGAACCTCAACAAAATCACCCGTAACCTCAGGACGATGAGTAGTAATGTCACGCATCCACTGACGCCAAGCAATCCACTCAGCTTTGACGTCATCAGGCAACACAGAATCAGGCATCACAACCCAATCACATTCTTTCAGTAGAATGTCACGAAGAAAACGCATCGCTTGAAACTTCTTTTCAGTTGTGTCAGCAGCAACTTCAAGTCCTGTATTGTAATCCATGTATGGATATCCGCTAAGTAAAATTTGCATGTTATGTCCTAATAATAAAGTTGAGGGCCAAGAACGGATTCATAATTCCAATTGCTGAGTTTGCAAAGCCACCGTTACCAGTAGCATCGGTAGATGGTCCACCTGATGTTGCGTTAAAAGCAGCGATATCAGTAGCGTGAGCATGGTCTGAACTTACAAATCCCGACCATCCAGCATCAGAACCTAAAATACCACCAGAGGCGACACTTCCACCTGAAGATGTAAGTCTTGCTCTTGCTGTACCACCAGCAGCATCGTTTGAGAACAGATAAGAATGGCTATGACTTCCAGTATAATGCTGGTGGTTAGCACTAATACCACCGCTGTTTGTGTTCGGTGGGTCAATGGTCGTTGTATGACTGTGTGCACTAAGTGTGTGTGTATGCAACGGAAGGTTAGAAGCAGCAATCGTTATAGATTCTGCTCCACTTGTTTGACCCAAAGTACGTGCAGTAAGACCAGCTCCAGTACCAACACCAATAGGCATACGACCACGCATGTCCGGAACATTGAACGTCGTAGAACCATCGCCAGTGCCATAAGTAGTTCCAATCAAAGCAAACAAAGTCGCAAACGTTGTACGACTGACAGCAGAACCATTACACAGCAACCAGTTTGTCGGTGCGCTAGCACCAGCAAACATCTGCACAGAACCAGTAGGAACATCAGGCTGTGTCTTCCACTGTCCATCCGTAGAATCAAACTTTATAGTGTCACCGTTGTTTGGTGCGGTAGCCTGAACGTCATGTAGCTCATCAAGTTCAAAACCATTCTGTGGACGAACAAAAATTTCACCAGTAGAAGCGTTTGCCTTTGTTACAATACCAATGAAAACCATATGTGCAGGAGCAACTGGCTTGTTTGCCAAACCAAACAACAAGTTGCCAGCAGTACCAAGCCACACAGGGTCGCCAGCGTTAGCAGCAGCAGTGTTAATGTTGGTCAACAAACCTTCTGTAACCACATTGGCAAAACCGTTAATAGCAACAGTAGCGTCCAGCAAACCCATAGTCTTCGAAGACGTAGCTTCGCTGGCGTTACTAGCAAGCGATACAATCATGTTTGTTCCGTTAGCGGAAGAAACATAAACAGCCTGACCCTTAGTGATTGCTACAGCAGCTTTAACAAGATGTTTAACAGTTGACGTATACGGAGGAATAGGAGCATCAACCCATTGTGTATTGTAGTCTGTACTGTCAATCTTGGAAAGAATCTGGTTAGCATCACCACCCGGCAAAACGCCAGGACCAGTAGCACCCGTTGCACCCGTTGCACCAGTAGCACCCGTGGCGCCAGTAAGACCAATTGGTCCAATAGGTCCAACGTCCCCTTGTATTCCTTGGATACCTTGTGGACCTGTAGCGCCTGTGGCACCTGTTGGCCCAGTCAAGCCAATAGGGCCAATATCCCCTGTGTCGCCTTTAATACCCTGAATACCCTGTGGGCCTGTTGCCCCTGTTAAACCAGTAGGACCAATAGGACCTGTATCTCCTGTATCTCCCTTAATGCCTTGGATACCTTGAGGGCCTGTTGCTCCAGTTGCTCCAGTAGCGCCTGTAAGCCCCGTAGGGCCCTGTGGACCGGTGTCCCCTGTGTCGCCCTTCAAACCCTGCGGACCAGTGGCTCCAGTGGCCCCTGTAGCCCCCGTTAAACCAATTGGGCCTGTAGCTCCAGTGGCACCAGTAGGACCAGTCAAACCTATAGGACCAGTCGCACCAATCGCTCCAGTGGCTCCTGTGAGCCCTGTAGCACCCGTCAAGCCAATAGGACCTTGTGGACCCGTAGCGCCCGTTAAACCTGTTAAGCCAATAGGACCCTGGATACCCTGCGCACCTGTGGCGCCAGTAGCGCCAACAGGACCCTGGATTCCACTGGAATACGGAAGGACGCTCCAAGTGTCAACACCATTACCAACTTTAAACTTACCTGTGTCATACTCATAACCAGGTTCACCCTGAGCAAGCACAGGATTAACACTGGTCCACTGAGCAGCAGTACCACGACGATATTGAATTTGAACAGCCATTATATATTCCCCGAATCAATCAAAGGCAAACCACCATACACAGAATCAGGTTGCCCACCATCAAGATTTAACGTCGAAAAACCACTAGGACCCTGTGGGCCAGTAGCACCAGTAGCTCCCGTAGCACCCGTGTCACCTTTAGGAAGCGTTAAGTTTAAAACCTGATTTGGGAATGTGCCTGTAATGCTAGCTGCAGCAACACCCTGTGCAACAGAACCAATAGTTAAATCATAATAGTTGCTAGAAATAGTCGCCTGAATACCCTTGAGATATTCTTTAAGTGAAGTGAAAATGTGTTGCAATGTTCGTGCATCACCGCTACGTAGGGTCTCCAAAAGAGGAGCAGTCCAAATCTGCTCCGGTGGATTATTACGTGGCGTCTCAACAGCCATTAAACAGTCCAAATCCTAACAATAGCATAGTTTCCACCAGCAGCATTGTTTGAAACACTTGCTTGAACAGTGATGTCTGTTGCGTTATGAACACCGCTTTGAAGTCCAAGTCCAGCAATTCGTGCGCTCATTCCATACGCATTTAAACCGCCAAGACACTGAATAGAAACAACATCACCATATTGCTTTCCACCAGTTAAAGCCAGTTTGGTTTCTGCTGTCGTCCATCCAAAACCAAAACCAATATCGCTAAGACCAGTAATAGTATGGTCTTGAAACTTAAGAGTAGTAACACCAGCGGCAAGCTTTTCGCTAGTTACAGAACCATTGGCAATTTCTGTAGTACCAACAGCATTGTTAGCAATTTTGGCTGAAGTAACAGCATCATCAGCAATAGCATTAGTCTGCGCCTTTACAGAACCATCCGTACGCACAACATCAGTATTCGTCCAAGCCACAATAGCTTGAAAGTTGCCATTAACCTGATTAGCATCAGCAGTAGAGTTATTGCTAAAAGAAGTTGGAATATTTAAAGCAGCCATTATTTAGTTACCTTTCTAGGATTATATTTCATAGTCAAACTATTGATACCCCACTTAGCACCAACAGAACCTGAAAACTCTACCTGAATAGCACGAGCCAAACCAATAGAACGAGCATTAACAATCTGAGAACCAAAGTTACTCGCACCCCATTCAGCCTCGCCCCATTTACTAACACCCCACAACATACCTGAACCAGCATTAGGGATATCAATAGAATAAGTCTTCGTAGTGGTAGACTCTTCATAATCAGAATAAATATCAAACCTTAAAGTGCTGTTTGTTTGTGCCTGCTTAATAACAATGTCGGGGCGACGCCACATTTTCTTCTGACTATAAGAACCAGCATCCATCCAACGAGTACGATAACGGCTAGTAAACTGCTGTTCAGTACCAGTGATGTTATCGTATGAGTTGGCGTACTCATCAACACTAAGAACATAAGGCAACGTTGCATGAGCAGCAAGATGTCGAGTTTGACCCGACTCCAAAATAAACGTACAACCACCAGCAAACCCCTTAGAGTCACCAGTGCTAAACATAAGCCAAGCACCACGTTGAGAAACACTAGGGTCATAAATGAAAGAAACAGTAGGATTAGAAACAGTACCGGTCTCGCTATAGGGAACAGAAACCCAAATACGACGGTTAATGTAATTTACATAAACCTCATCAATAGCACCAGCGTTAATATGTCCAGCAATAATAGCTGGACGAATAGGTTCAAAAACATCAAGAATATTATTACCATTATACAACATCAAACCATCAGGGTATGAAAAGAAATAAACACCACGTTCAGTGGTACAAACCGCATGTGGCGTTGCAGCGCCAACATTGCGGGAAAGTTCAACAACCTGAAACGTATCAGAGTCATAACCAAAAATAGCAAACACAGAGTTATGCTTGAACACTACAAGGTGACCACCGAACGAAGCTATACCGGTAATGTCCTGTCCACCGTCGTTAATGTCAATATAATCCTGTTCAGCCCAATTCGTAGGGTTGTTGGGATGTGACCAGCGAATGCGGTTAAAACAGTTAACACCGTTTTCAATTGTGTTCGCAACAAAAACCTTACCGGCGTGTGTAATAGCATGTTCTGCCTGTGGGAAATACTCAGGAGTTATGGTAGGGGTAGAATAACTATTCTGCCAAACAGGACCACTAGCAGTTAAGGCTGTCTTGGTTGTACCATCCCACTTGTACGAAACCTTATTACGCCCAGCAGTAATATAAAGCGTCTTACCCCACGCAGCAAAAGAAGCACCATGCTCAGAACCCACAGGAATAGCAAGGTCAGTAAAGTTAGAACCATTAGACCAGTAAACACTACCGTCGGTCACACCGGAATATCCAGTGCTAAGAAGAACATAATGAGCATCACCATAAAAAGCAAACATGTTTTCAGGATACCAATGCGCAGAAATACCGGAGGTATTAATGCGACGCATAGCACCACGAGAAAACACACCACCACGAGGGTCAATCTCAACATTTAACATCTTAGGCGACTCATTAGGACCCAACTGAAACTGGTCAGCCCTAAGATTCAAACCACCAGTAAAATCATCCTGGCGTATAACTTGCATACCAGCCATTATTGCCCCAGGGTACGACCCATAGATTCAAGCCAATACTTAGACGACGGACGAACATAACCACGTGACATAATCATAGGGCGATGAGAAGGAGGACGCATCAACTCCGTCTTGGCCAAAGAAACAGCCTCGTCAAAAGACTGCTTATACTGATTGGTCATCTCAGAATCTTCCTGACGCTTATAAGCCTGAGAAATAGCATAGTAAGCAAGAGCTGTATGAAAACGATAATCCAAATCAGGCTCTAAAGAAGTATCCGTAACCCAAGTATAACTAGGCTTACGATACCCACGAACAGACAAAGGATAAACAGCATCAGGTTTAGGATAAAGCTTGATGGTATCGCTCCACTCTGTATAAAACAAAGGACGAGTAGGAACATCAAAAGAACCATGCCACAAAGCTTCGGCATCGTCAATAGAAGTAATAGCTAAACGGTTTCCTGCTGAACTATTGTCAAGAATGGAAACTACTTCTCGTAAGTCTCCAGCACCAATAGAACTAATAGGATAATCCCGCTGACTAGGGGTAGTAGATAGGGAGTAACTTGATTCATAAAAAGGCCAGCGACGCTCCAAATTAACAACACGGTCAAAGCCATCACGCATGAACTGCCGAATAAGGGCAGCAGGAAGGTCGGCCTCATCGAGGTCCATCACATCCCGAACAAATTGTGTAAGCTCAGCCGTAGTAGCCATTAAACTTCTTTCTTAGCCATTGAACGCAGGTGACCTGCGCAATACTCTGT